TGCAAAGGCAGCGACCCGCTGGCCGGACCTGACTACTACCTCGGCGACGTTCTGACCTACAACGAAGGATACGAGATCAAATGTATACCGTCGAAGATTGGATCACCGGCCTGAGATCGGGCAAGTACAAGCAGTGGAAGGGGATGCTTGAGTGCTCGGCAGGGTACTGCTGCCTTGGAGTCCTCGCTGCGAACCTTGAAGTCGAGGGCGTTGTCCGCCAAGTGAACGACGACTGCGTGGCGTACTACGAGCATGAGCTGGACCACAACAGCGGCGTCGCCCTATCGTCGGCAGTGCTCCCGCAACAGATGGCTACGGCGGTGGGACTTCGGTCACTGTCGGGCGCGTTCTACATACGGCGTCTTGACCCTGAGGTGTACGCGCGAGTTTTGGACAGCCTCGACGAGCATCGACTGGGTGATGTGAAACACGCGTACGACACTGACAGCACAATCTCGCTGGCCGCCCTCAATGACTACGGCGTGCCGTTCGAGGTGATCGCGGATGTCATCGAAGCTCGTCCTGAAAGGCTGTTCGTGGATGGAACTTGAGGACGGGTGGCGTTCGCGGAACGACTGCGCTGCTACTGAAGGCGGCGGAAGACGCCACGGCGAACCCTTCTCAAATTAACTTACATCGTCTTCGGATGATCGCTAGAAAAATTCGGGGGCCAGACGCCCATAGAAAGGATGGGGAAACGTGACCTTGATCACTAATCCAGACTTTCTCCGCAAAAAGAATCGAATCAACCTACCGGTGGAAATGCGGCGATTGATTCTCAAAGCCCTCGAAGACGGGATGCTTCATCACGGTGTGCCGCCGCAAGGCGATGAACGGTAGGGAACCGGTTTTTATAGGTGAACTCAAGCAGCGCCGTGCTAGAGTAGTCCATGTCATGGAAGTGTTTAGGAAGGATTAACCAATCCTAGTGACTCTCATTGATTAACGGTCAAAATGTGATATGGTGCACCCATGGTCAAGCAAGAAGTGATCCCAGCCGTTTCTCGCATTCAAGCGACGTTCTTCATTCCGCCTGCGGAAGCGAAGTTCCTCATCGACGAGAAGAAGGCATCCCCATGCAAGGACAAAAAGCACTCCTACGCGATTCGCGGCGACGTGCGTCTTCACGCCAAGCAGACACCGATGCTCCTGGCGATCATGATCGACCTGATGCGAACGACGGTTGGACCATACAATGTGGACCTGACCTTGCACAACGAGCCGGGGAAGCCACCATCGATGGAGATGGACTCACGCAGTGCCGTCGTGATCGAAACGAAGCACAAACGGATGTATCACTGATGGAAGAGATTGCGCGCTTTCTGGCTCACGTCAGAGCGGAGAATGTCGAGGCCGAAGGTCGCCGTAAGCGCTACGTCCGCCGATCCAAGAACAAGCAGCCGAAGTCCGTGTCCGTCAGGCTGACGTATGAGCAGATACGCTGGCTAGAGTTCGCGTCGCGGTACACACAGGTCGCCGAAGACAACATCGAGGCAGAGTATCCAGCGGCCTGCTTTGAAACCGACGAGCTTATGTACAACGCCCTGAAGGAGTCCACGAGTGGAACTGGCAGACGAAATGAGAGCGGTTCGGAAGCCACAGCGGCGACCGAGTAACATCCACACAGATGTATTCGTGTTCGGATCGAACCTCGCGGGAAGACACGGAGCTGGGGCCGCCCGATTCGCTCTGGAGCATTTCGGCGCGCAGCCCGGCGAGGGCGTCGGCAGAATTGGGGCTTCGTACGCTATCCCGACGAAGGACAGCAGTGTCATCACGATGAGGCTTGACCAGATCAGGCCACACGTCGAGGTGTTCCTGGACTACGCGTGGAATCACCCTAACGAGACCTTCTACGTCACAGCGCTTGGAACAGGGCTGGCTGGATACTCCCACGCGGACATCGCCCCGATGTTCCGGGGTGCTCCGAGCAACTGCCTTATGCCCGACGAGTGGGAGGTGTTCCTGCGGTGATCACGGTCAGCCCGAGTACCGACCTAGCAGCCATCGGCGCACTAAGGCACGAGGCATACGGCGAGCAGTATGACGTGAGCGAGTTCAAAAACGGACTTATGCTTGACCCTGCCGACACGACTACCGACGTGCAGCACTTCACGGCGGTGGAAAACGGCGAGGTTGTTGGCAGCTTCCGCATCCATCACATGAAGCCGCTCCCGTTGCAGAGCTACTGGCCCGAAGCGCGGCCCATGAACGAGTCCATCGAGATGTCACGCTTCTGCGTGGCCCCGAACCTAGTTTTCGCGCCCAAGAAGTACCTGATACTCGGCAAGATGGTCGCTATGGCGGGGAAGTGGGCCGAAGAGCACGGGATTCGCGAGATTTGGACGACCGCAGCGCCGAAATTGAAGGGAACGTATGCGAAACTCGTTGGTTTCGAGGAGATGCCATTCGGCGCGCGGTCGATTCCGCCCGGTGACAACGAAATCTACCTACTTCGTCTCGATTTCGGGGACGTACCTCGCAAGAGGCTGAAGAAACTACTAGCGTGAAAGGCCAGCCTCGACGGCTGGCCCTCCTGGATAGCTACTCCGCCACAGCGGATGAACCGACGAGGGCGCGCAAGCCCGACGCCCGGTCGAAGAACATACCAGCCACCATGCCGGTCTGCGTGATAGGATTGATAGGCATCTCGATGTCGGTGCCTTCCAAAGCGAGGACTGCACCCGTACCGGCAACCATCATGCGACCCGCCGCTTCGAAGCGGTCCGCCGCACACAAGAAGGCATCGGCTGCGCCTTCTGTCATCGTATTGTCCATTTAGGTCTCCTTGTTAACGACGAGCCTCAACCATAGCAGGGGGACCCGGCGTTGTCAACTTGACAGCGTTAACCTAGTATGTTAAGCATACCCGATGGACTTCTTGAAACCGTATGAAAGCTCAGCCAACGAGAGGATCGAGAGGAAAAAGGTTGAAGCGCCTGACCTCGACATCCTTCTGAAGGCCGTCAAAGATAACCAACGACCCAGAGTCCTTCTCTGGCACGTCGCTGGTGTGCTTGACTTCGTGGCTGATAAACTGAGAGACCCAGAGCTGTTCTACGTTGACAAGATCAACGTCATGGACATGCTGCGACTGCGCGCTGAAGAGCTACGAAACGTCGCGGACCTATACCACGACAAGTATACGGCGAAGGAGATGGTTCGGCTCGCGCTAGCGAACATCGACGCGCTCGATAGAATCACCCGGCTGGTAGAGCAGGGGCGCATCCGCCGTTTACCTTGAATCTTTCCTACGCTTTCTTTTAGCGAACGTTATGCTATAAGGACCCGTCAACTGATGGGAATCCTCATGCGTCTTCGGGAAGCGATACTCGTGTTAGCGGCTGTTGCTGCGATCACGAACCATTTCGTCCCGAAGGCTAAAGAGCTAAGGTGCGCGAAAACCGCCACGGCGTATACTTATACGATTCCATCGTCGTTGGGGGAGCCAGTCTACGCCCCTATCTGTGTATCGTGGCGAAACTCAAGCGAGGACAAATGACCCGCCGTACTGCAAAGCGCACGACTTCGCGTCGTACCAACACCACCTCTACCGTCCGCAACATCACGAACCTCACTCGCCAGCGCGACAGCATCGACGCCCGTCTTGCAACGGCTCGTGAAACGCTCATCGGTCAGGTACGCGCCGACGCCACCGCCATGATCGAGCGCAGCGGCCTCACAGTCAACGACATCTTCGGCAACAGTGCGTCGATCACCGGCACCGCCATGTATCGTGATCCCAGCAACCCGAGCAACACCTGGACCGGTCGCGGTCGCAAGCCGGTGTGGCTTGTTCAGCAGCTTCGTCGTCGCGGCGTCACGCTCGACCAGTTCCGCGTCTGATACGCCCCCCTCGGTCAGACGCCAAAGAAGCCCAGCGCCGTCCCCCCAGCGCTGGGCTTCACTTTGTCAATCGGTATACGCGATGTATCTGAAGGTACCGCCACCGAAGGTCCCACGGACCCGCGCTTCGACCTCAGCACTGGTCATCCCCTCAGGGTAGACGCCTTCAACGCGCTGGCTTGCATTAGAGTGTGGCCGAATGCGAAACTCGAACTTTGACGGATCGAGTGGACGCCGACTCTCAAGAGACCAGATGCTAGGCCCAACAGGTACCCATACATCCTGTTTATTAGTCTCTTCTTCGGCGTCCCAGCCACAGACCGGGCATATCTCGCGGGGTGTAGTGCAGTGTCCACACGGCGGGTTTATGTGACAATAGCACCCGCCGTCTGTTGGCTTCAGTTCGAGGACGCCAGCGCAGCGCTCGCCCCTCCTGGAATCCTTTCACGACAGCGCGCTATCCGCCTCGGCTTCCGCGCGTTCATACGCGATGTTGTCGAGATAGATTTTCCGCATCTTGATCTTGTTGATCGCGCGGGGCATATTCGACGGCAGGCTGAAGGGTACCGAAGCGTAGGAGGCACGCCCATAGCGGTCGCGTACGACCTTTCCAGCGCTGTCCTTGAGCTTCACCCCCGAGTTGCCACGGCCTTGCTTTGACTTGGATCGCATCAGACGAACTCCACTTTCTCTTTGACCAGCTCTCTGGGGATCGGCGACCCGCCGCCCACGTAGTCTGGTTCCCTCACAGCCATCTTGGTGCCCTCAGGAAGACCGCGCCGAGAACGTAGTGTCTCGAACAGCTCCGTGGGGTCTTCCCCGTAGGTGAACCCGTAGACCACGAGATCGGCCTTTAGGGCGGGGACCTCAACGTAGACTCTCTGCATTGCGTACTTCCTTCTGGTAGTTAACAACGTACCTTACCACGTTGACTTAATCGGCGCAACGTGTTAACGTGCGCCTTCATGCGAGGAGTGCGCGAATGTGGTGGTTTGCTGACTGGTACGCTTCCATGTGGCGGATGTTCTTTCCCGAGAGCAAGCCGCCCCCTGGGGAATTTCTGTCTGAGGATCAAATCGTCGATACGGTATACAACCGTCTCACCGATGCGGACATCCAGGCCCTAAGGGGCTACATGTCGAAGGGGTCGCTCATCGAGCTGCACCACTTCACTGGACGACAGATCAGAAATGAGTTCAAGCTATGGTTCCACCCGCTAGCCGATTCCGAGGACGGCTGGTCGCCGATGCACCCTGACAACTGGTCAATGAGGATAATCGAGCGCGTTTGGGCGCGCGTCATCGATCACTACGGGAAAAAGGTGTAATGGGGTATGACACAAGCACAGAACATAAAGGGGCTGTTCTCCTCTTCCATCCTAGCGGAGGACGTGCTGAATGGCACAGTGGCGCTAATGCCAGAGACCTCAAGCGCGCTGGTTGGATCGAAGTTCAAGCCTTCGCCTGCGAAGCCTGCAACGGAGTGGGTCGCACCCCTGACGGGGAAGTCTGCTGGCACTGTGACGGTGAACAATTCGATCCTCTCAAAAACCCTGACTGACCTGATGCCGAAGGAGCTGGCGAGCGAGCTTCCGCGACCCACTGTCTCTGTTCTCACATTCAAGGACCTGGAGTTCTCGCTGACGGACTTCCAGAAGGCCATGGACGCGCTATGCTACGACAAGCTACAGCCGTATCAGAAGAACTTCTTCCGTGAGATGTCGCCGCGAATTCACGACGACATGATCGATTCCTTCAAGGTGAGCTACTCCGCTACGGGACGCCTTCGTACATCGGTGCCCTCGTCAGTTACACAGTACTCGATAACTTCCGAGATGATGGCCGCCGATCCAGACGCCTGTGAAGTCTGTAAGGGGTCGGGGAAGCTCAACGGAGAGGAGTGCTGGCACTGCGAGGGCGAGGGGCTTGATCCTACGAGATGAGAGCCCCATCTATAGGGTACATCGCCGAGCGATACGGCGAGTATAAACAAGTAGAGCGCATAAGCGTCGGTCACTCATACGCGGTCGTCGTCAAAGACGCCCGTGGGGTGACAGAAGGATACCACACACTTAACCCCAGCGTTTCCGCTCAGGTTATCGGGGCACTGCGCCTAGATGACGTGAAGGACGGCTGGACTGTGGTAAACCTTTCGCCGCTCTGAGTTCTCGATGACAATCACTTTCGACGGTAGCCTGTTCAAGGCTCCTCTCAACGCGCCTTATCGCCACGAGCTAGAGGCAGCGAAGTGGCGCAAGTCGTCACACGAGTATTTTACAAACCAGATCGAGCGTGTGGTCCCGGTGGTGACGTATCTGTCCCCCGAGTTGCAAGAGCTGCTGCTTTCCATCGATAGCTCCTATGAGCACTCACGCGCGATGGAGCCATATCGCGGATATGACATCCCAGTACCCAAGGATGCTCCCCCGCTATTCGGTTTCCAGAAGGCGGCGGTAGAGTTCATCATCGACCATAAAGCGACGCTGCTGGCGGAAGAGCCCGGTATGGGCAAGTCGGCGATCATGGCGTGTGCGGCAAACTATCTCACCCCCAAGCGCGTCCTACTGATCTGCCCGTCCATCGCAAAGTATAACTGGTACTGCAAAGAGTGGCCGAAGTGGACAACACTCCACCACCTCACCGTGGGCGTCGCCGAGGGTTCTAAGTTCTTCCCCGACACGGACGTAGTGATCATCAACTTCGACATCCTGCACTATCACAAGAAGAAGATTCAGGAAGTCGAGTGGGACCTGATGATCGTGGACGAAGCGCATCGCGTGAACAACGCGGAGGCGCGACGAACTGTCATGGTCTTTGGTGGCACGCTGTCAATCTACCCTGAGGACGCCGACATGATGAGCGGCACGCCGATGCGGAAGCCTAAGGACGACAAGCGCCGCAAGCTCAAGCACAAGATACCCGCGATCAAGAAGAAGCGCGCCATCTACGCTACCGCGACGCCGATGAACCGACCAAAGAACCTATGGGTTCTGTGCCAGGAGTGTGACCCAACAGGACTCGGAAAGAACTGGAAGACGTTCCACTATCGGTACTGCGCGATGCACCGAACACCGTTCGGATGGGACATGAACGGCGCGACGAACCTGGAAGAGCTAGGCGCTAGGCTTCGTTCAACCTTCATGGTGCGACACGACCCGGAGGCCGTTCTGGACCTTCCTCCGCTGAAGGAAGACTTTTTCCTTCTACCGCCTGTCAAAATATCGATGGACGAAGAGCAAAAGTTCGTCGAGCAAAACCTTACATCCCTTATGGGATTGGCGGCATCGCTCGGATACCACGATGTGTCCCCCAGCAGTTCCGTCGCAGAGTTCCTGACCGTGATAGGTTCTGCGATTATAGATAACGTTCCGCAGCTCGGAAAACCGGAGTTTAAGCCGCTCTTCGATCAGTTCGCTAAGGTTAGGAAGCTGACAGGGGTTGCCAAGGTCCCGCTGGTAGTTGACTTTATCAAGGACATCAGCGAAGACCTGTCCCGGCCCATCGTCGTGTTCGGGTACCACCGAGAGGTTCTTGAGACACTCCGCGAAGAGTTCCCAGGCGCGGCAGTTATCATGGGTGGAATGACGGCGAAGGCACGGGACCGGGAGGTCGATAGATTCCAGAACGGGGAGACCAACATATTCCTAGGCAACATGGACGCGGCGGGTGAAGCGGTAACGCTGACACGCGCCGACCTCATGGCGATTGCTGAACCAGATTGGAGAGGCACGACCATGATCCAGGTCAGGAAGAGAATACATCGTATCACGCAGAACAACCCATGCACCGTGTACTACCTTGCATCGGCAAACTCGTTCGATGCCGTCGTCGCGGACAATGGGTTCTCGAAGATAGCGAACATCCAGGAGACGCTAGACCTATGAAGTTCTTCTACCAACTACAGGCGGCGACAGTAGAGTCCCTGTCAACGCGTGACGCAGACTTCATCATCATGGACCGTGACAGGGACGACGGAACCTCTTGGACGTTCCACGACGTTGAGGCAATCCAGAAAGCTACGGGGGCGAAAGTACTGTGCTACCTGTCGATAGGAGAGGCCGAAAACTACCGCTCCTACTGGGACAAGAACAACAAGGGGTACATCGGTGAAGAGAACCCAGACTGGCCGGGTAATTTTCGAGTGCAGTACTGGCACCAGGCGTGGCAGCAGCAGATAGGCAAAGTACTGGAACTCATCATCCGCGCAGGCTTCGATGGTGTCTATCTGGATACGATTGACACCTACGAGTACTGGGTTGATCGCAGCATCCAGGGCGCGCGGAACGAGATGATCGAGTTCGTCCGTGCGCTATCGAAGAAGGCGAAGTTGTTCAAGGACGACTTCATGATCGTACCTCAGAATGGTATCGACCTTCTGGCGTCGCCGAGCTACCGCGTTGTGATCGACGGCATCGGTGTGGAGAACCTCATCCTGCAAGAGGACGGGAAGCGACAACCAGAGAAGACGATAGGCGCAAAGGGGGCGCTGCTAGACCTTCTACTCAAGGAGGGCAAGCCGGTCCTGTGCACCGAGTACACCGACAACAAGGCGGTGTCCCTGGCCATAAGGAACATGGGGTACGCCGCGTTCCTCACCAACGTCGAGCTGACGGGTGAGGTCTACGAATGAGCAAGATGACCGTAGAGAACGGGATCATCCGGTCCCGTGTTTGCCGCACCAGCATCGTACAAGTCGGCACCATCGCATTCTTCGGTCATGAGGAGATTTACCGCAAGGGCATCGTCGGTGTCGCGTGGGACGAGTATCTATGTATGCTCTTTCCATTGCCGCCACCGATAGCGGCGATAGGGCGCGTAGCCTTCGATCAACGCACGGCACTCGACAACGCGTCGATGGGGTACTACTTCGACGAGCTTCTCCGGCGCGACTATCAAGACGCCTTCATCGATACGATCAGCGAAGCGCACGACAACGAGCCGGATGAGTGGCATTTTGTCCTAGGGACCACCAGCGAGGAGCACCCGCACTCTATCTTCGTGTTCACTCCGCCAGCGGACGGTATTAAGGAGCGTAAGGACTACGTTCTGCCGTTGCTGACCCAAACGCGAGAGGTAGGTCCCATCCTTCAAATGGAGTTCGACCCACGTAGTTGACAGGGGTGCCCTCTGTCAGCTATAAGGGCTGTCGGAATATGGTTAAGGAGACCGGTTAATGTCAGCCACCCCATACATCGACGCCCTCAACGCCAGCGGCTCTGTCAGGAAAGCCGCCGAGAAGATGGGGATCGCGCGATCAACCTTCTTTGACAACCTTAACAAGGAGAAGGCGGCGATCAGCGCGATGTACCCGGCGACGCGTCAGGTGAAGTCGTCATCAAAGCCAAGCTACTACATCTTCACATGCGCCGTTCGGGGCGCGAAGGTGCACACCGATTTCTGGAACAACCTACAAGCATACTCGAAAGAGCTGGGCGCGGAACTCATTGTAGGACCGCTCACGAGCCTCGGGCGTCAGCGCTACGCCGAGTACGACCAGTCTGAGTTCGACCCACTCGTCGTTGATTACGTCTCAGAAGACCCGCTCATCATCGGCAACAAGATCAGGTTCAGTCCAGAGCTGAACCTGACTCCGACGATGGTCAAGCCGCTTCAGGGACTCCAGACCTACACGAAGCGTCTGTGGGGAATCTTCCCCCACACCAAGATTTCCCTTGAGACGGTTCCGACCCACAAGGATCGACCGACGAAGTTCATCGCCACGACAGGTGCCGTGACGCATCCGCACTATACGCCGACGAAGGCCGGGTATCGCGCGCACTTTGATCACGTCCACGGCGCGGTCATCGTAGAGGTAACGAAGGATGGCGTTTGGTTCCGTCACCTCACACCGGCCAGCGAGATCGACGGCACGTTCTACGACCTTGGTCTCGTTGTATCTGGCGGCAAAGTTAGCTGGAACGACGATGGCGTCAAAGCACTCGTATACGGCGACATCCACATCGAGAAGCTTGACCCCGAAGTCTCGAAGGCGACGTGGGGCATCGAGCACATGAAGTCTCGTACCAACCCGGTATGGGACGGATACCGTCTTAGTGACGACGCCACGTACACTCCGCTCGCGTCGCACGTCAATCCTACGATCCAGATTTACCACGATCTCATGGACATGACGGCAGCGAACTACCACGAGCTGGACAACGTGTTCCGTCGCGTCGGTACGGATCGTAGCCGCGAAGGGTCTATGCAGTGGAGCTTCAACACGACTGTTGGGTTCCTCGAACACGCCTCATCGATGTCACCTATCAACGTCGTCGTGGACTCCAACCACGACTACTTCGTTGAGAAGTGGCTGCTCAACTTCGACCCGGTTGCGAAGGAGGACTTCGAGAACTTCCGCGCCTACTACGAGCTGAAGATCGCACTTCTCGAAGAGAAGCGCGCCAACGGAAAGACGCCTCTTCTTGAACTCTGCATGAGGGCCATGGGGAACATCAGCGACAGCGCGAAGGTTCTCGAAATGGTGAACTTCCTCGCGCCAGACCAGAGCTTCGAGATCGACGGCATCGAGTGTGGATGGCACGGGCACCGGGGTCCCAACGGACGGCGCGGAACCAAGAACGCCTTCAAGTTCGTCACAGAGAAGAGTGTCATCGGGCACTTGCACTCCCCGTCAATCGAGAGCGGGACGTACGTCGTCGGCACGTCAACGAAGATGGACCTCGGGTACAACCAGGGACCGTCGAGCTGGGCGCACACCCACGCAATTATCTATCCGCACGGCGGTAGGACGCTAGTCACGCTGTCAGACGGAAAGTTCTGGGCAACACAAGGTGACGTGTGATGAACCCTCTGTCTGAAGAAGAGATCACGGAAGCGGCGAAGTTTCTGACGCCGTTGTTGCAGGACCTCATGGTGGAACTAACCACGTACGCCATGATGAAGCATCCAGGCAACATGCAGGTAACGCTGCTTGGACTCATCCATGGGTTCACGCAGAGACTTTTGGTTGACGCCCTCAGGCCGTACATCCTCTCTGAGGAGGATCGCGAGCAGGCCATCGTGTACGTATCGGCGCTCATGGGGGAAGTGGCAGGAGAGCTATCGAGTGTCTGACGCAATACATCTGGCGGCCACCGCCGAACACGACCTTATGGATGAGCGCATGGCTCACCGTAAAACCAAAGCCGAGCTTGAAGCTGAACGAGCGCACCGTCACGATCTGGTCGTTTACCTTCACGACATCAAGCACACCGTCTGGTATAGAATTGGTAGAGCACTACGCCTGTGTCCGTAACAAAGAAAGCCATCAACGCAGCAGTGCGTCGCCGAATGCAAGAGATGTCCCAGGGCGGGACACCTATTGCAGAGATCGCGGCTGCGACAGGGTTTTCGATCAGAACGGTACAGCGGTATTTGCGAGAGGCGGGAGAAAAGGGTAAGACACCTGGACGCCCAACGACGATACCTGAGCTATTGATCCCGGAGCTGCGGCAGCGGTATCTGGCCGGTGAGATAACGGTTAGCGAGATCGCGAGGCAGTACGATGTATCCACTAAGACAGTCAGACGGAACTTCGCCCAATATGCAAAACTCAACGCCAACCGATTCGTCAATTTCGCTGACACCGATGCAGGAGACGGCGGTGTCGAAGGCGATGGACTTCGCGAAGCTCCGGGAACCGAAGAGTGAGTTCATCCTGTCGGGGCTTGCGGGAACCGGCAAGACTACCACCATGGTCCAGGTCATCCAGGGCCTTCTCGACATGGGTCACCGACCTGCGGTGTGCGCCCCCACGGGCAAGGCCGCTAACGTCATCAACAAGAAGCAGTGCCACGTCGTCGCTGGAACGATCCACAAGGCTCTATCCCAGCGACCGCTCGACGCTCTTCGCAAGATTCACGACAGGCTGGACGAGATCGAGGCGCTCCGGGCCAAGGGTCTTATGACCCCTGAGATCGAGAAGGAAGAGGCGGACCTGTTCAAGGACCTGGACCGCCGCGAATACAGCGGGAACCACTTGAGCTTCGAGCCGAAGCTGATCGAGGACGTGCTTGACGAGTTCACGATCCTGCTGTTCGACGAGTCGTCGATGATCGGTCGCGACAAGACGTACTACAATCTCATTCATCCTGTTCCGCTTCCGCGCATCTTCGTCGGCGACGCTGCGCAGCTTCCGCCTGTCAAGGATGAGCCCGCCGTGGACTTCAAGAAGGCGGACATCCACCTCACGGAGATTCTCCGCCAGGGGTCCGACAGTGGTATCCTCTACTACGCCCACCAGCTACACAAGGGGCGGGTTCCCTCCATGCGGGAGATGGGGCAGTACGGCGACGTTAATCTCATCCCGGATGGCGGTCTCAACACGATAAAGGGGCATGAGGATGCACAGCTCATCGTGTGGATGAACAAGGAGCGGCACCAGCTCGTACCAAAGATGCGAAACGCTCGGGGTTTCGACTTCGACAGACAGAAGTTCTCTTACCTTCCGATGGTGGGGGAGCAGCTCTACATCGACGACAACAGCGTAGAGATGCGAGTCTCTCGTGGTCAGATCGTCACGGTGAAGCAGGACCCGGTGTACCTGTTCAACGGAAACCGCAAGACGCGTACGCTGAATCCCAATCCATACCTGTGCATGGTGCACTGCGTGGATGAGCTTGGGCGCGACCGCGCTCTCAAGATTTCCATGACGGACCTCATGCCTCACCCCATCTTGGAGGACGCTTCCAGGGACAAGAGTGCTCGCCGGTTCGCAGACATCGAGGGCGTGAAGGTTCTCAACGCCAGCGTCATCACCTGCCATCGCGCCCAAGGCAGCGAATACCCCAAGGTGTTCATGCTCGGAACCATGATGCCTCAGGGACACGCGGACTGGCGTAAATGGTGGTACACTGCGGCGACACGCGCCCAGAAGGAACTGGTAGTGGCGTCCTATCACTACATGCACGAGGGCAAGTGATGTCCAGAAAACTAGCAATGGCCGACATCGAGACGACCGCCATCGAGTACGACAAGGGCGGTTGTATGAAGATTCCGTCGAAGGTCCACATGCTGGTGGTTGAGGATTACCACACCGGCAAGATCGACGCGTTCGTCGGCCACGACGAGATTAAGAATAAAGGTATACCTTACCTCGAAGAGACTGACACCGTTGTCTTCCACAACGGAATCGGCTTCGACTTGCCCGTACTCGAACACCACTTCGGGCTGAAGCGCCGGGACGACTGGCACTTCATCGATTCGCTCGTCCTGTGCCAGCTCTTCTACTCCAACGTCAAGGAAGAGGAAGACTTCAAGCGCTTCGAGGCGCACAAGAAGAGACCTGACACCGACCCGTTCAAGTTCACTGGCGACCTCATCGGAAAGCACGGCCTTGAGGCGTGGGGCCTCAGGCTTGTTAACCCTAAAAAGAAAGGTGAATACGCCACCATCGCCAAGAACAACGGCATCGACCCGTGGGCTGAGTACAACAAGTTCATGCACGAGTACGCCGTGCAGGACGTTGTAACGCTATCTGCCATCTGGAAGGAGCGGCTGGACGCTAGGTTCCACGACAAGAAGAACCAGCAGGCTATCGCTATCGAACACTACATGGCCGAGCTGATGGAGCAGGTCAAGCGTTCCGGCATCAAGGTAGACCGGGCGCACGCAGAGAAGCTGTGCGCTGAGCTGGAAGCCGAGAGAGACAAGGTTCTTGAGGTCATCCAGGCGGAGTTCCCGCCGCGCCTTGAGCCGAAGAAGTGGGTGTACCACGAGATACCGTGGGGTATGCCTGCGCTCTCAGAGGAAGCCGAGATTGAGTACAAGGCGAAGTGTCGTTCGTCCGATCCAGAGCACATCGCTAGAGTGAACCAACTGCTATCCGAAGCGGGACCGAAGCAGGAGTTCACCATGCTCATGTACGAGCACCCCGACAACAACATCTATCGCCCTCGCCGTAACCTTCCGGGGAACTATCTTCGGGAGTGGTGGGGTGAAGTGTCGGTACCTAAGAACAATCGGAAGGTGACCAGTCGGAAGACCGGTGAAATCCTTTACCACACGTCTAAGGGCGACCCTTTCGTGAAGGTCGAGATGACTCCGTTCAATCCGGCATCGCGCCCGCAGATTGCGCGGCGTTTGATGGAGCTTGGCTGGGTACCGGAAGAGTTCACCGACACTGGCAACCCGTCTGTGTCTGAAGTCGAGCTGAACAAGATCGATGAGCAGTTTCCCGCTGCGAAAAGCATCGTGAAGTTTCTACTCATCCAGAAGCGCCTCGGCCAGATCAAGACTGGCGAGAAGGCGTGGCTCAACCTTCTTGATGATGATGACTTCATCCATCCGACGATCCGCGCCTGCAACACGGTTGCATTCCGCGCTACCCACTCCGACCCAAACATCTCGCAGGTTCCGTCTGTGAAGACCAAGGATGTCGTGGACGAGCACGGGAACAAGGTCAAGGATGAGAATGGAAAAGGCATCCAGCGAGTCTTGAAGGGAGAGGAAGGCAAGTGGGGCTGGGATTGCCGCGCGTGCTTCACTGTCCCTGAAGGGTTCGTGATGGTTGGCTCTGACCTCGCCGGTATCGAGATGCGAGCATGGGCACACTACCTCACGCCGTTCGACAATGGGTACTTCGCAGACGTTGTGCTGAACAAGGACGTGCATGAAGAAAACCGCGTCATCCTCGGATTCGATGATCGGCGTAAGGCGAAGGAATGGCTCTACGCGTGCGTGCCGATGGATACAACGGCGCTGACACGTCGTGGGTGGAAAACGTATGATGAACTGGAAGTAGGAGAGGACATCCTTACGTACAATCCCGACACGAAGGTCCAGGAGTGGCAGCCCCTTCTTGAGAAGGTGTACTACGACGATGCCCCGATCATGGAGCTTTCACACACCAAGGGCTTCAGCGTCAGGTGTACCCCTAACCATCGCTGGTTCACCCGCCGACGTACAGGCGCGAGCGGCGCGCGTTACTACGTGGACGAGGTGGTGACAGCGGAAGAGTTGACCAGCGAGCACGCTATCATCCAAAACGCACCACTAGCGGAGAGCGCCCGAGATGGCGCGGCGATGGCCCTTGATTACGAGAAGTACGGAACGGAGTGGGACAAAGCGATACTAGCTGCATCGTCGGTTTCTCGTAGCGCTGCTCTACTCGGATTCCTACTCGCGGACGGATACCACGAGCAGGATGGTTCATGGGCGTGGTCTCAGCTACGTGGCGACATCGCGGAAGGGATGCTTCTGGCCAGCTATTTGGAGTGGGATAACGCCGTCCGTGTGACTCCTCTTCAACACGCCAAGAATCCCATGATGCGGGTACGGCATTCAAAGAAGAATTTTGTCACTGGACAGAGACTCGTGAAGAAGGATACAGGCAACGCGGCAGTGTGGTGCCCCCGCACGAAGAACGGTTCTTGGGTCATGCGACAGGGTGATACCATTACGATTACTGGCAACACCATGTACGGCGCTGGCGACTTGAAGCTCGGGTTCATCATCGATCCGCTCGCTTCTATCGATAAGCAGAAGCGCCTTGGTGCAGAGTCTCGCGCACGCTTCATGCGAGGGATGCTGGGATACGAGCAGTTGAACGACCAGCTCATGCTCGGCGTCCGCCGTGGATGGTTGAAAGGTCTCGACGGTCGTCGTATCCCTGTGCGCAAGTCCCACGCGGCGCTGAACGCGCTGTTGCAGGGCGCTGGCGCGATCATCTCGAAGTACTGGATCGTGTTCGTGCTGGATATTCTTGAGAACAGGCTAGGTCTCAAGATGGGATATGAGAACGATTTTGTCCTCCTCATCTACTCTCACGACGAGTTAGACTTCGCCTGTCGTGCAGGGCTAGAGAACGTCGTCGCGGACGCTTGTAGAGAAGCCGCACTAAAGGCTGGCGAGCACCTGGATTTCAGGATGCCTGTTGACGTAGGAATCATGATCGGGAAGCACTGGGGAGAGTGTCACTGATGCCTGTAAAAGAAGGCAAGAGACTTTGTAGGAAGTGCGGCGAGTGGAAGGAAAACATCGTCACAGTGTTTCGCTGCGACAGGGGCAAACCATCCTCTCCGTGCCGCGCCTGCCACTATAAAAGAACGAAGGAGTACGCACAGAATCATAAAGATAAGATGGCGGAATATAACAGGGCATACGTTGAGCGACATCCCAACAAACGGAGGGATAGCTGTGCTCTGTGGAGGAAAGGAAACCCAGAAAAAGAAAGAGCCGCTAGTAAGCGCTGGGCGGAGAACAATAAGGGGCGATGCCGCGCCAGGGTCAGGAAAAGGCAGATGCGTCTTAGCTACGCTCTTCCGCAATGGTTATCGGACGAAGACTACCTTCAGATAGTTGAAATGTATGAAAAGGCCAGGAACCTGGAGCTATCTACAGGAATCCCGCACGAGGTGGATCATATAGAGCCTATTCAGGGGAAAGATCGCTGTGGTCTACACGTACCCTGGAATCTTCGAGTTGTGCCCCGTAGCGTTAATCGTAGTAAGGGGAACACCGTATATTGACTTCCGTATGCCAGTCGATGTAGGTATCGACCAGGGCGCACACTGGGGAGACACCCACTGATGAAAATCTACAAGGAAGATACCAGACCGAAGAGGTATGGTTGGACTCCTGGCGACTATCTCAACATCTGTGGGAGGTGCGAGTCGAAGTTCGTCAGCGACAAAAGGGCGCAGATTTGTGCCGACTGCGCCTACCACGACTGGAAGCCTACGCATCAGCACCGCAAGACTGGTGGACTGTATCAGGTCCTATACTCGTCGGCGGTGATCGAGAAGACGATGACTCCAGCCGTGATCTACCAAGGTCGGGACGGAACCGTGTGGGTTAGACCACAGACAGAGTTTAACGACGGGCGGTTCGAAGAACTGATGCCGCCTGCGTGGGAGCGCCTTGGCGCGCACAGTGTGTACGAGAAGTGCGCCTCAGACAGGTGTTCCAACACGCCGCGCTGGATGTTCACAGTGGGGGACTATGGCACCCCTTACTGCTCTGAGTGTAAACAGAAGATCGAGGAGCTGTTCACATGCAAAGAACCCCCGAGCCGCTGATCGTCCTTGGCCGAGACATCGGGACGTTCACTGGGTGGGATCAGATCGACGACGACATGATGGTATTCTACGATTACACGCCGCATGTGTCGGTTGGTCTCCCCTCTGGCGACCTGTTCGTCAGCTACGGTGCTGGACTCGTCATGACCTACGACGACGACGGCCAAGAGACATCGAAGAACGACCTTATCGACGCCATCGGGCACGTAACCCGGAAAGGATAAAATGTCGCACGACCTAGACCTCCGTGGCACACGCTGCCCGGTCTCGACGATGCGTCTCAAAAAGCACTTGCGGTCCGTTCCTAAAGGAACTACGATCTGGGTGCTCGCGAATGACGACGATGCGAGAACAGATTTCCCAGCGCTGATCGCGAAGACGGGGAGTGAGTTCAAGAGCTTCAAGGAAGCTGGGGACCACTTCGCCTTTGAGATCGAAGTGCGCTGACAACAGTTGGAAGCGTCCAACCCATGGGCACAGGGCTTCGGCACCGCCAGACATGTGGGAGCTTTGCGCGACGGCGAAAAGGACTAGCCTAGCGACTGAGGATGGCAGGACCACCGCAGCGAGGATGCCGGTTCGCGGGAAACCATCTTAAAACGTGGCATGTCACGTGTAGTGGCCAGCACCCTGCCGGGAGGTAACTCTCCTGGCGGGGCGCTTGACTTTGTTCTTGGTTTGGGCTATAGTCATTAACCATAAAAGTTAACGTAAATGGCCCAGGACAATGAACGTAAAACCGCCTTCTATCATCGCTAAAGAGCAGGGCATCCGTCTGCCTTCCATCCGAGTTCTCGTGTTCGACACAGAGACGACTGGCCTCCCTCAGAAAGGTGGCGTCTACGATGACAACCAGCCGTGGGTCGTACAGCTCGGCGCAGTACTGATGGACCTATCAGAGGACGGCTACATGGGGACCATCGACCATATCGTTAATCCACCGGAGGGAATCTACTTCCATCCGAAGGCCCTAGAGGTTAACGGCTTGACTGAAGAGCAGATCAGAAGGGACGGAATCGACGTAGTTGAAGCCATGGCCGAGCTACGTGAGCTGCGCCGTAAGGCCGATGTGGTCTCTGCCTACAACCTGGATTTCGACGAGCGGATGATCCGATCCTCTTCGGGCCGCGCGCATCCTGACTTCAAGACCGACCTCGTACTGGGTGAGCACAACAAGGGAGTACAGCACGCCTGCATCATGAAGCAGTCGATGACGGCGCTGGGCGCGCGGTACAAGCTAGAGCAGGTCTATAAGAGAATAACGGGGGAACGCCTGCTCAACGCGCACGACGCTCTCGCAGATACCGTCGCCGCTGCCGTGGTTATGAAGGAGCTGCTGTACGCCGACCTCATCGCGCACAACGAGGAGCTGAATAAGTCGGTGCGTGAAGAGGCGATGCACGCGATGAAGGAAGTGGCCCGACCGAAGACGGTGAAACGCGCGTCAATAAAGCGTTAACCATAGCTCAGGTTTACTGTTTACATGAGCGGTTAACGGTGCTACATCTCTGAACGCGTGAGGGGCAATACCCACGTGAAGAGGAGCAAAGCACCATGGCCGTGAAAGCCACAAACAAACCTAAGGCAGTCATGGGACCGACCCGGTTCATGACTCTCGCCGACTTGCCCGACCCCAACACCAAGCGGTGGGTGTCTCGACGCAAGGCGGAGGTTCTGCACGCTGTCGCGGGCGGCCTTCTGACAAAGGCTGAGGCGATGCGCCGATACAACCTCACCGACGCCGAGTGGGCCGAGTGGAAAACCCATTACAACGAGCACGGCCTTCCCGGCCTGCGTGCAACGCGCGTCCAGCAGTACCGAGCTGGCGGCGAGTAACACCGCGAGCGCTCGCGGCTAGAGGGCGGCAGGTTCGATTCCTATCCGGCTGGGGCCGGTGCCGCTCCTCGACTTTTAGTGTGAAATCGGAGGAACTATGAAGAAAGTTGAGCCCAATCGCGAAGCACCCATCCTCGGTGGTACCGGGGAAACGGTAGACTTCAGCTTCGAGATGCAAGGCGACATCATGCAAAACGTGATTTCGTCGATCTACTCGGAGCGAGAGAAGACCGTGGTGCGCGAGTTGATGGCCAACGCCTTCGACGCACACATTGCAGGCGGCGTGCAGGACAGCCCCATCCACGTCTACCTGCCTACCGCGATGGACCCGACGTTCATCGTTCGAGACTTCGGCGTCGGCATGGAGCATGAGTTCGTCATGCGCCTTTACTCGAAGCTGGGCTACTCCACGAAGAACGAGACGAATGACCAGACTGGTATGTTTGGAGTCGGCTCGAAGTCGCCGCTGTCCATCTCTGACACGTTCACTCTGCGGTGCTTCGACAAGCCCGGTTGGAAGGGTTCACCCCACGTCGTTGGGGAGACCGATCTCAACGAGACTGGACGCATTCGACTCTACATGGTGTCGGTGGCCGAGACTGGTGTACCGAAGATCAGCCACACGTTCGACGTTCTTCCACGTGAAGAGGATAAGGTCGAACTCGGCGGCACGGAAGTCAAAGTTCCCATCTCTTACAGCGACCGCGTGGCCGTCATCGAAGGTCTCGCCGATCAGCACTTCTGCTGGTTCGACAAGTCCGTCGAGTTCTTCGGCGCGAAGGACGAAGCCGAGGCACGGTTCTACACGAGCATCGTCGAGATCAGCCCCGGCATCTTCTTGGCCGATCCTCCAAACAGCTCAGGCTTCCGCGACGAAGGTTCCGCGTTCGTGCGCCAAGGTTCGGCGATCTATCCGCTCAACCTGGACAACCTCACGGGCATCACTACGACGACGCGTACCTTCATCCGTCAGATGAAGTCGCTGGGCCGTCACGTCATGGTTGAGCTTCCTATCGGCACCTGCGACGTGACGATGGCTCGCGAAGCTATCCGCTACACGCAGGCGTCCATCGCCAACATCAGCAAGATCGTCGAAGACGCTACCGACTCTCTCAGTGAAAAGCTAACTGGCGTTATCGGTGATGCCCACTCGTTCCCGATAGCGATGCGCCGTCTCGCGGACGAGCTGCTTGATCCGGTCCGCGACGTGAACAACTATGCGTCGCTTCAGCTCATGTCGTCCTTGCTCCCGCTCGTCGAGACCAAGGTCAGAGAGAACTATATCACGTGGCACGCTACGCTGCCCGACATCAAGGTTGCGCAGAAGGTACGCGACGAGTTTGGCAACCTCGTGTTCGACGACGAAGGGAAGATCGTCACGGAGATGGTCGAAGCCCGCCCGGAAGCGTTCACCCCGAAGACCGAGCCTCACATTGGATCGTCGGCTTTCCCCGAGGGCAAGGTCATCCTGGCCACGGCCACGGTGTCGAACAACCCCTACTCGAAGGAGCCGAGCATCGATGTCAAGACTGGCAAGTCCCAGTTCGACATCAAGTTCCCGCACGTCTTCTACGTCCTTCCGTCACACCTTCACAAGTGGTCGGAGCGAATTCAGCAACACCTGAAGGACGTGTTCAGGGATGCGGTACTCCCGAACGGTCGCGGTGACGACGGCTACCTTCACGTCTACATCGTTCGCTGCCCGAAGCGTTCCGTCGATGAGATCATCGGGATGCTGGACAGCCGTGGCGAGCTCTTCGCGCACTACACTGCGGACGCGCTACCTGAGCTGGTTGGAGAGCACGGCAAGCTGAAGCAGTATTCGCGCACCAGCGTCTACAAGTGGCGCAATAGCGGCTGGGGTAAGGATAAGATTGAGCCCGACTATCTGAAGCCCGCCTACTACATCACCCGGCAGGGAATCAGCTACGACTGCTACTTCACCCACCCTGTGTCGAAGTACGACGGCGCGATGACCCCGCCCGCCAAGCTGGGATCGTATCAGGTCGAGCAGATCATCCGCGACGGAACCAACCTCGGCATTCTCGACAAGGATTTCCCGATCTATCGGGTTACCGAGAATCAGGCCGCGAAGATCGCTAAGGAGGCCCCCGACTGGATACACCTTCCCACGCACGTGGGGAAGGAAGTGGAAGCGCGCGTGGCCACGCTGAACCAGGACGACGCGGCTATCCGTGAAGCGTTCTCGTACATGAGCAGCAACGAGGCCATCAACCGTCTCATCTCGGATGGCATCAAGGGCTTCCCTACGCCTACCAGCGCTTGGGACTACCTGTCCCGGTCTACGCTGGACACGTCCATCGAGGCGCTTGAGATCATCCGGGTACTCGCGGATGAGCACGACGGGTTCTTCTACTGCACCGCGCTGCGCACCATGGTGTCAGCATGGTCCAAGGAGTTCATGGACCCTAACGGCACCAGCACGAAGAACGACAAGCTCGAAAACCTCGCCAAGCACATCTTCGGTAATGTGCCCCGCAAGGCGGACATCAGCCAAGCTCTGCGGGACCTGATGTCCACCACGGCCACCGACATGTCGGGCTTCAATGCAATGTTCTCGTCCTACAGGACATCGGAACAGTACTTGCACGCCCGCCGCTATCTCAAGGGATGGAAGGCTGAGGGCATCACATCTGAGCCTGTCGTTGACTCCCTCCGTCTTAACAAACGAGTAACCGAGTTGGTCGATAAGTTCCTGCCCACCGTTGACCTTCTCCTCTCTCAACTGTATCTTGTGCGCGAACAGAAGGAAGCTGCCTAACATGCGCGATTTCGCCTACAACGCCCAGCGTGACTCTATCACCGTTCACTTCTTGAACGGAGACGCTTTCACTTGGCCCAAGACCCACTCCAACTTCGCCGAAGTGAAGCAAGCGATCATTGACGGTGCCGACGCTGCTCGGCTCCGCCAGCTCATGGACATCATCGGCCAGACGAAGGCAGCCGTCGAGAGCGCAGTCGTCGCTACCGAGGGTCAGGTGACTGTCACCCGCGACGGCGTTACCTACAAGGGCAAGCCGCTCGACATGCCCGTGTGCTCACGCATCATGGAGTTCGCCGCCGAAGGTTTCCCAGTGGAGCCTCTTCTGCGCTTCACTGAGCGTCTCCTGAAGAATGCGCGCCGCGAGGCCGTGCTGAGCCTCTACGACTTCCTCGATGCTAACAGCATCCCCATCACCGACGACGGCTTCTTCATCGTCTACAAGCGCGTGCGCGGGGACTACAAGGACATTCACTCCGGCACGTTCGACAACTCTGTCGGGCAGGCCCCGCGAGTGGAGGCTTGGGAAGTCGAGGCCAACCGCGACCAGACCTGCGCCAAGGGTCTCCACGTCTGTGCCCGCCACTACCTTCCGTCGTTCGGCGCGGGTGAGGGCAACAGGGTCGTGATCTGCAAGGTCGATCCCGCAGATGTCGTCGCGGTCCCCCGCGACTACAACAACTCGAAGATGCGCGTGTGCGGCTACGAAGTGATCGGCGAGCTGGACAGCGCGGCGGTCGCGGAAGTTCTCGACACACATCGCATCGTCAACCCGAACACGAAGGTCGAAGGTGCGAACTTCGGCGACAACTTCGAAGTCGAGGATGACGACGACTACTACGGCTGCGAGGACGACTACGACAACACTTGCGACTGCGGTCGCGACGAAGAAGACTGCACGTGGCCCGACTGCCATGATGAGCCCGAGGACGAGCCAACGCCCGAACCGGAGCCCGTCAAGAAGAGCCGCTTCAGTTGGTTTGGCCGTCGTTCTTGATGGCCGCCGACCGTAAACAATGCCCGCGTTGTAAGGACTGGGAGAGATTGGACCTAGCGGCCTACTGCCCACCTTGCGACGCGGATTACTACTCCAGGGAGGCAAACTTTGCCAATCAACTTCAAGAACGGCTTCAGTGCGGCAGTAGCGAAGAACCAGAAAGTCTGGGAGCACGACCGCAGCCTGACGGTGGGCGCGTCTGAGGTATTCGGGTGCATCCGCGAGTGCTACTTCAAGAAGCGGGAGCCAGACAAAGCCGAGGACCCGGAAGAGGCCGATCCAGAGTGGGGCCACACCGAGCGCGGCAATCTCATCGAGAACGAGTTCGCAGTACCCTGTCTGCACGACATGTTCGGGGAATCCAACTGCTTCTACATGGGTTCCGAGCAGAAGACGTTCGTCGATGGCCGCCTGTCGGCTACTCCTGACGGTGTGGTTGTTGATCTTCAACCTGATGCACTGATCGACTACAACATCGAAGACATCGGTGGTGGCGGCGTCATCGGCACCGAGATCAAGACATTCGGTGGTGAGTTCGCTGCACCCAAACAGTACAAGGCCCCCAGTCTGGCGGACCCGACCAAGGAAGCCATTTACTACAAGGCGAAGGTCAAGCACGAGGGACAAGCCCAGGTGCAGATGGGCCTGCTGCGACGCAAGACCAACTACCAGCCGGATCATGTCGCCGTTCTGTACATCAACCCGGCGAACCTCAAGGACATCCGCCCCGCCGTCGTGAAGTACGATGATCGTGTTTACGATCTGGCGAAGCGCCGCGCCGAGTCGGTGTTCGACCCGACGAAGACCGCCAAGGACTTCCCGGCTGAGGGCAAGCTTCGCAACGACTGCCAGTACTGTCAGTTCACCGCCATCTGCAACGAGACGGACATGTCCAGGTTCTCTGGTCAAGTGCGGAAGCTCAGCGAGTTTCCCGCCGAGACGCAGGAAGCGGTGCGCAAGCAGGTCATCACGGTCGCCGCTCTGCGGTCCGAGTTCAAGTCACTGGAGTCGGAGAAGAAGGAAGCCGAGATGGCCCTTCGAGAGACCCTACTTGACCTGGGGACGACCCGCCTCGCTGACGATGGCTGGTCCACGTCCCTATCCAAGAACGGCGGTAGGAAGCGCACTGACACGGCCAGGATCGTTGAGGATACCGGCATCGACCTTGACGACTACCAGACAGAGGGGCAGCCTTACTTCGTCCTCAGGACCAAGGCGGACGACGAGCTTATCAACGTACAACAGCACGAGAGCAAGCCGTGGACCCCTTCGGTATAGTCAGTGCACAGCTAATGGCCCTGCGCCTCTTCGAGGAGGCAAGCCGAGGTTCTGGACGGTCCACTATGATCGTCCAGAACATGCTCGACGGAGATGTCGTCCTAGTGACATCCGAGCAGACCAAAAGGCAGTACGAGCAGCTAGCCAGGGAAGCGGGCAAGGCGATCCACGTGATCGTTATTAAGGAATTCCACGACCTGCGCAGTATGAATGTCCCATACCGGTATAACCTGCCGGTGTCGTCCCGCGTGCACCTAGACCACATCCTGGTCTACAGCGAGGTGAATAAGGTGCTCCGAGAGCTGGAACAGACGATAGAGTCCATCCAGGGCGAGCGGCGCGTGGCCAGCAACCCAATGAACGTGGCCCGCCTCGTCCGAGGTGCTTGACTTCCCCAACAGGTTGGACTATATGGTTAATCGGTAGGGTTAACCTAGAGTCATCGCGCTTCTGCACAATTTCGTTCATGAGAAGGATGCAAGGGTTAACCCTACCCATTAACCCTAACGCTTGACAGGCTTGCCGGTCTCTGTTAAGGTTACTGCAACGTTGACGATAACGCTAACGCTAACGCTAACGCAAACGATGAAAGGAGTTCCCCGATGGGAACAGCTATCGCGGCCACGAGCCAGAACCAACTCCGTACCTTCTCGCCCGCCGAGCTTCTTGCTCGTCTTCAGGGCGCTGTTGACGCCTCCAACACCGTGAACACGCAGTTCATGAGCCTCGACGGTCGCGTCGGGCGCTACACTGTGTCCAACGGCGGCGGCAACGAGCCTGACGTGATCCCCAATGGATCGAAGATGTTGCTCAACCTCTTCGAGACCAAGCAGGGCTACGCTTGCTGGAAGGACAACAAGGTCGTTGACTTCGTGGACGTATCGCTCTTCGACCGTCTGCCGGAGGTAGACTCCCTCGAAGATCACGGCCCGTACTCGACGGACCCGAGCAAGCGTGAAGGCTGGACCTTCCAGTACACGCTGTTCATGAAGTCCGCTGAGGACAATCGCCAGTACCAGCTCAAGCTCAGCGCCGAGTCGGCCAAGCGCGAGTTCGGTAGGCTTCTCGGCGAGATCATGGAAGCAGCCGCTCTCCACGACCTCACCGCCCAGACACCGGTCATCTCGCTGGGCGTGCAGAGCTTCACGGCGAAGGGCTACAAGAACTACAAGCCGTTGTTCGAGGTCGTCGAGTGGCGCGACAACCCGAAGGCTGAAGAGGCCGCACCGGCTGCCGAGGCGGAGACCGCTTCGGAAGACGACACCGCCAAGGCTGCCATCCCGGCCAGCCGCAAGAAGTAACCTCGCCCCCGCCGAGGCCAACGTTAAGGGGGACCGTTCCTCACTTCGGTCCCCCTTGACAATCTTAACCATACGTATTAACTATACTGAATGGCACGACGGACACAAAATTCCCTGGAAGCTCTCCAGGCGCGCAGCGAGCTATCGTCTTATCTGCACGCTGACTATGTGTATTATCACCCCGAGTGGGTGATGATTCGTGACGCCTTGGCCGGTGAACGCCGCGTCAAGGAGAAGGGCACGACCTACCTTCCCGCCCTGGACGTAGAATACGGCACCTCGTACGAGACCTACAAAGAGCGCGCGTCGTTCGTGAACATGGTCGCGCGAACCGTCCTTGGTTTGGTTGGAACCATCTTCCGCCGCCCCCTCAAGGTTGAGAACGTCGATAAGGCTGACATCGAGAATGTCACGCTGTCGGGACTCGACCTGAACCTCTTCGGAAAGAAGCTGGCCTACGAGATTTGCGCCGTTGGCCGCGTAGGAATACTCGTGGACATGCACAGCGACAAAGAGCGCGTGTACATGACCGAGTATGTCGCCGAGAACATCTTGTCTTGGCAGACCGAAGTCGTTAATGGGAGGGAGGTACTATCCTATGTTCTTCTACGCGAAATTGTCGCTGAAACTCCTCGCTTGGATCGCGATTCACTCCCTGAGAGCCGTGTGGGCGGCTTGCCGAACGGGCTACGTGCGAGGTACCGCGCGCTCCTCCTAGATAACGGTGTCTACAAGCAACGCGTGTACAGCTTCCCCGTCGATCAGCAGAACCCAACGTTCCTCGGGAAAGAGTACAAGGAGATCGTTCCTACCCGCAACGGTAAGGAATTTGACTTCATTCCAATGATAATCGTGGGCGCGTTCTCGCCGACACCGGAAGTCCAAAAGTCCCCGGTATACGACATCACGGCGCTAAACATGGCGCACTATCGGACCTCTGCTCAGCTTGAGCATGGGCGCTTCTACACGGCTCTGCCGGTGTACTACGTCCAGATTAGCAACGCTCAGCAGGATCAGGGGGGCGATTATCACGTCGGTCCCTCGGTGGTCTGGGAAGTGCCGCAGGATGCGAAACCGGGCATCTTGGAGTACTACGGCTCAGGGCTGAAGTCCCTCTCCGACTCCATGATGGAAAAGGAAGAGCACATTGCTCAGCTTGGCGGGCGGATCATGGGTATCCGCCCTCAAGCGACCGCTGAATCTGACAACATCTTCGCCCTCAAGCAGGCGAACGAGATGTCGATCCTTCTGAACATCACCGAATCCCTGTCGCTCGCGCTCACCAACGTCCTGAGGTGGTACCTGGACTGGCAGCGCAAGGCGACCAAGGATGTCAAGGTGAAGCTCAACCAGGACTTCAAGGCGCTCAACATCGCCGCTCGCGAACTACGCGCGGTCGCCCTGCTGTATCAACAGGGCGTGCTACCGATCCAGTCAGTGTTCGAGGTGCTACAGCAGGCAGAGTTCATCGCCGAGGACCTTACCCTCGCCGAGTTCAAGGCGTTGCTCGACGACCTCAAGAACTTCCCGCACCAGCCTGACGTTGCCGCTATGCACGAGGGCTACCCGGATGCTTCTAGCCGTCTGCGTGAGTCGATGGCTCAGGATCAGCAGGGCATCTTGCAGGATGAGGCTGCGCTTGCTCGCGAGCAGCAGTTGATCCTTCAGGACGACATGTTCAAGCAGGGCGAACTCACCGCCAAGTATGAGCACGGGCTGACAAAAGACCTGGAAACTCATAAGTCTAACCTCAAGATCAAGGAGTCTAAGGCGGCCCCCAAGCCGAAGACTCCAGCGGGAAAGAAGCCCGCTAGTAGCTCCCAGAAATAAAAATCTGGGTTTCGCCGGGGTACCCCCTTGACAAATCGAGGGCGTTCCCTATATGTCCTTTCGTTGGCGCATTAACCATAATAATTAACGCTAACGAATCCTCAACAGAACCGGGGACCGGTTCGAACGATGACGGAGTTATCGTATGCCTATCATCTTCTACAATACCCGCGATGAAGTCCCTGCCGATTTCGCGGACGTGGCCACAGAAGTCACGGAAGACGGCGACAACAAGGGCAAGTTCTCGGTTAACGTCGTTAGCCGCAAGAAGTTGGACGAATTCAGAACCAACAACACCAAGCTCGCTGCCGAAATGGAAGAGCTGAAGTCCAAGTACAAGGACGTTGTGACCGCTACCGGCGCGAAGGGTGTTGATGAGTTCGACCTCGATGGCTTCAAGGAAGCCTTGAAGGGCCTGAAGGAGACCTCTCAGAAGGTCGCTGACGGCAAGATCAAGGGGACCGACGACATCGAGAAGGCCGTCGCAGAGCGCATGGAAATCGCCCGCGCCAAGCTCGACGACCAGTTGAAGGAATCGGCGCAGCGTGAAGCTGCGCTCAAGGCAGAGCGTGATAAGGCCGTCGCTGACTACAAGCGCACCTTCATCGACCGCGCTGTCGCATCGGCCTTCACGGACCCTGACCTCGGCGTCGAGCCGACTGCTCTGGGTGACGTGATGCAGAAGGCATACGGTGTATTCGTCGTCGAAGAGGACGGCGGACTGACACCGAAGAAGAACGGGCAGACGCTCTGGGGTGAAGACGGTACGACACCTCGCAGCGTGAAGGAGTGGATCACGGTGGACCTCCGCAAGGAGTCGCCGCACTACTTCAAGAAGTCCAATGGCGGTGGTGCCAATGGCGGCGGCGACACGAAGCAGTTCGGTGGTCTCACCGAGGCAGAGTTCAACGCCCTTCCTGCGCGTAAGCGTTTGGAGATCGCGAACCAGCAGAAGTTCCAAGCTTCTGGCGCACGGTAAGTGACTCCGTAGTTGCCTCCAATCACGGAGGCTTTCCAAGTGGAAGCTCGGGGAGTTTCCGTGATGTGTGGCAGCTCAAGACCAATCTTAGGAGGTAACTATGGGTCTTACCCTTCTTGAGGCGTCCAAGATCAACAGCGGCGAAGTCAAGCGCGCTGCTGTCATCGAAATGTTCGCTGCAAACTCTGACTTGCTGCGGGCGATGAACTGGGAGACCGTTCTCGGCGGCTCGCTCCAGTACACCGTCGAAGGTTCGCTTCCGGGCGTTGCCTTCCGTGGCTACAACGAAACCTACACCCCGTCAACCGGCGTCGTGAACCCGGAAGTCGAGGTCCTGAAGATTGTTGGTGGCAACCTCGACGTTGACCGCGCAATCATCAAGACTCGCGGCCCCGAAGTTCGCGCTTCGCAGGAAGAGATGAAGGTGAAGGCGATGTCGCTTCACGTTGCTGACAAGATCATCAACGGCGACAGCGAGTCCAACCCGCGTGAGTTCGACGGTCTGCGCAAGCGTATCGTTGGCTCGCAGCTCATCCCGGCGAACCTTGGTGCACCTTCGGCGAACAGCCCGCTGTCGCTCGAAGCTCTCGACAAGGCCATCGACGAGGTGGACGGCGCGACTCACCTGATCATGTCGCCCGACATGCGCCGCAAGCTCATCAAGGCTGCTCGTGCTGGCGTCGGCGGTGACATCCAGGTTGACACCGACTCGTTCGGCTTCCGCGTCACCCGCTACAACGACCTCCCGATCCTGATCGCTGACTACAACGATCTCGGTCAGGCAATCGTCGATTTCGACGAGGCTGGTCCTGCTGGCGGCACGACGGCGACCTCGATCTACGTTGTTCACATCGGCGACGGCTACGTCACCGGTCTCCAGAACGGCGTGATGGAAGTCGAAGACCTCGGCCTGCTCGACGACGGTATCTACTACCGTACTCGCGTTGAGTGGATCGCCGGTATGGCCGTCATGCACGGTCGTGCTTGCGCCCGCGTATGGGGCATCACCAACGCTGACGTGACCGCGTAATCGGTAACGTTAACAATCAGGGTTACCGTCTTCGGGCGGTAACCCTTCCCAAGAAAACGCGAAGCTAGCAGGAGGTTCTTCATATGGCTCGCATGTCTGGTAAGGTAACTCGCGAATTCGACGCCGCTGCTGCGGTGACGCTTCGCAACGCAGCGGACGGTGCCGAGACTGCGGATGTCGCAGAAGCAGGCGTCGCCCTCAACACTCTCGTCGACGCCGACTGGGACAACGGCGAAGTGCCGAATGGCACTGTCGCTATCTCGGTCCTCGTCTCGGCGATGGACACGGGAAACGCTGACGAAGTGTACGACCTCTATTTCGAAGTGGACACGACCGACCAGTTCTCTTCGGCCAAGGAAGTCGCACGCATCAAGGGCATCCCGGCTGTCGGCTACTACGAGGTTCCGGTCTCGTCGAAGCTCATCGAGAAGCTGGAAGCCGGTGCAACGCACATCCGCGCACGTCTGGACGTCACCGGCACCACGCCGTCGATGACCTACGGCGCATGGATGACGTTCCTCACGCACTAAGCGTGATGACCAGTCACTCCCAGGTATGAAATATCTGGATAGAGGGGGCGGGTTGGGTAACACCTGACTCCGCCCCCTTTTTCATAAAAAGAAAAGAAACGCCACTACACACTCAACCCTGAAGAAAGGTCATCTCACATGGCATCGATCCACGTAACAGTCGTAGACCGCGACGGCGCAGAGCACGAGGTCACACGACGCAATGCCAACGATCTCGTCAATCACCTCGGCTGGAAGTACAAGCGCGTCGGCGGCATCACCGTTGACGAGCTGGCGCAGGCTCCTCGCGTGAAGAAGACTCGCGATGAGAAGCGCGCCGACGCCGAAGCTGCTGCTAAGGCCGCTGCTGCTGCCGAAGTAGACGAGGAGGACGAGACCGAGGAAGAGGTCGCCGCTGCGGCCCGTAAGCCCCGCAAGAAGGCCAAGAAGGAAGCAACCCCTGTGAAGCCTCTCGTCGAAGATGACGAGCCGGTTATTCCGTATGACCAGATGGCGCAAGATGACATCGACGCGGAGCTGGCTTCCATCGACGCGGAGATCGCTGAAGAGGGAAAGCAGTAACGCCTTTCGACTGTCTGCCGTGTAGGCAGAAGGAGCTTCGAAGGCGCAAGTATCTCGGGAAGTGAGGGGCGACCCTCTCTTCCCTAGGCCACTCAACGCTGGAGACTGACGTGGACCCCGTTATCCCGCCACCTTCTGATTCCACTTGGATAGGCTACACCGCTCAGATTATGTGGGTTCTTCTCGCGATGGCCGGGGGCGTCGCTAGGTACTTGGACTCGTATCTTCGGACCGGAGTTCTTCCCAAGATAGGTATCCTGTTCGCTCACGCAACCGTAAGCGGCTTCTCGGGCTATATGGTAGCGCAGGTAATTCTGCGCGTCCAACCCGATTGGGCGCTCGTGGCTGCGGGCGTAGGCGGCTACCTGGGCACGCAGGGCATCGACTGGGCCGCATCAGTCATCAAGAATCGCGCACTTCCGGGCAGCTCTGCGGACAAGGGGGAGTGAGATGACCACAAAGACCTGCACAGCGTGCGGGACTGCTTCGCAGAGCGCCCGTCTTTCTATAACGGTGTCACTGTTCGTCAGTGGCCTCTTCGGATACCTCGCTGGTGTCGTAGCCCAGGCATTCTATCTATCCCCTTCCTCAGCTAGCGCGTTTGCTGGTTTCGTCGGGTTCATGGGGACGGAAATGGTAAGCCTAGGACTCCTTCTTTGGAACAGCCGGTACCGGAGGCCACAAGAGTGAACTGAGGTGTCCCATGTGGAACGAACTGATTAGTTTCGCTTTCTTCATTCTTCCAGCGGTGTTTATCATCTACTGCTGGAAGCACGGGGACATTCTTACGTTCACCGGGGCCATGATGATTTCGTCTGTACTCGCCAGTGAGGGTGCAGGCAAAGTCATCCCGATGTTCAACACGGAAGTGGCTGGCGGGTCAATGTATATCTCGACGATCTTCATCCTGTTGGCGCTGCTCGCCAAGAAATTCTCAAACAGAATGGCGATGAGAGCCCTGGGCGCGGTGACGTTCGGGATGATACTGTTCGCGGTGGCGCAGGGACGGTGGCTGGCGTTCTCCTTCTTCACGCCGACGATTACCACTCACGCGGCTGGACCGTCTGAGCTGGCCTTCAAGAACGCCGTTCTCACCACGCTTATGGTGGACTTCGGTGGGCTGTTCATCCTGGCAGTACGGAAGTTCCTGATGGACGTGAAGTTGGTGGTTCGAACGTGGACGCCAGTCTTCCTTGACATCGTACTAACAACCCCCATCTCTGTATTGGCAGTTTCCTGGGGGAATCCTGGTGCAGTAACGGAGAGTTTGGTGGTTAGCACCGTCATGGTGCGACTGATCCTCCCCGTGCTGCTTTTGAGTTATGTCCTATGGGACACGAGGGGAAAATAAGATGGGCTCACAACTGAACGAGAATATGGTGATCTCGCCTGCTGGTATCGCTCTCATCAAGAAGTGGGAGGGCTGGTACCCGAAGGCGTACAAGGACCCTGTTGGCGTCTGGACCATCGGATGGGGAACCACCGGGGCTGAGGCTGTTCCCGGTCGCAAGATCACCAAGAAGCAGGGTGAAGAGTTCCTGTATCGCGATTTGAAGGACGAGGAAGCGACGGTAAGGTCACTAGTTAAGGTTAAGCTGACCCAGCACCAGTTCGACGCCCTCGTGTCGTTCGTCTACAACCTCGGCGCAGGGAACTTCGAGCGCTCGACGCTGCTGAAGATGATCAACCGGGGGAACTTCCTCGGGGCCGCCGCACAGTTCGTGCGGTGGAACAAGGCACGCAGCCGGGACACCGGAAAGTGGATGACCCTGAAGGGTCTCACGAACCGGCGTAAAGACGAAGCCGCGCTGTTCATGCTTCCAGACAACGACGACACGGCGGCGATGGCGGCTGCGTCGGAAGAGATCGCGAACCAGCCTGAAATGGACGACCCGAACTCACAGGAGGGCGGCGTCATGGCGGAAGCTCCTTCGAAGAACGAGAACGCCCTGGAAGAGATCATCAAGAGCAGCGACACGATCAAGCTTCTCATCCTGTCGATCTCAAGCCTCGGTGCGGCTGTCACCAAGATGGCTGAGCCTCTGTTCAAGGACCCCGTTACAGCCGTGGCGGTGGTTGTCGCTGGCCTGTCTCTGGCAGGTCTATTCTACGTCAAGCTGCGCGACACGAGTGAGGGTCGATAATGGCTGTCACATTCACGGTAGAGGACGGAACTGGTCTAACCACGGCCAACTCGTACGCCTCGGTGGCGTATGCGGATGACTACCTTGTGGTCAAGCCGGATACGTCATCGTGGGTGGCGCTGTCTTCCGCTGAGAAGGAGCGTTACTTGATGCTGGCCACCCGCACGTTGGACCAGCGCGCGACCTATCGCGGGCAAAAGGCCGTAGAGGGTAGTTCTCTCCGCTGGCCACGTGTCGGTGCGCTGGACTGCGACAGCATCGCCCAGCCGTACGATGAGGTTCCTGACCCCATCAAGCAGGCGACGGTGGAGCTGGCGTTCCACTTCGTCCGCAACGGCATCGATCCGTCCATGCCAATCTCTACTTCTGGCGAGATCACGAAGATCAAGGCCGACGTTATTGAGATCGAGTACTCGGACGGAACACAGTCGTCCACCGTCAACTTCTTCCCGCAGGGGTTCAATGAGGCGCTTGGCTGTCTTGGACGAGTCTCTACTGGTCGCGGAAGCGGCTTTGGAAGAATTCTGAGAGCGTAAGATGGGATTGAAGAGCACACTGTTCGATGCCGTTGACAAGGCTTTCGCTGCGCTGGACGACCTCCCGCAGACGATCCTCTATTACTCGGTGACGCTCGGTGGGTACAATCTTGCTACGGACTCTATCTCTACAGCCACGACGCTGATCACGTGTCAGGGTGTGAAGTACAAGAGTAAGGTCGAGACACAAGACTGGAAGAAGACCGAGCTTGACGAGACGAAGATCATGATCGCGGGGTCGGTGTTCGCGAACGCGGCCATCGTGCCCAAGGAAGACGACTACATGCTGGTCGATGGGGTGAAGTACGAGATCAAGAATATCCGACCAGCGCCAGCTAATGCCCTGTACGTTTTCGTGGTGAGGGCGGTCTAATGACGATGAAGCTCGTTGGTATGGGTAAGCTGAAGACGAGCTTCGACAAGTACCTGAAGAACACGGAAAAGCGGATCATAGACATCCGCCGACGTGTCGCTCAGGAACTCATCGAGGCGATCATTGGATCAGTCCCCGTCTGGTCTGGACGAAGCGTAAGAAGCGTCGAGGTAAGCAACGACGGTAGTGGCAGCGGGAACGCCTCAGAAGTTCACCCGGATCGGCGTGATCGCGCACGGGACGGGCCTTGGATGTCTCACCCAGAGTGGGACAATGAATCGCAACGTCCCAAGGCGGAAGCTATCGCAAAGGGCACGCTGCGCAGCACGAAGTTCGAGCTTGGCGAAAGAGTGTTTATCACCTCTAACGCCTACAACTGGGGAGACATCGACAGTGGCTTCCCAGAGTTTTCTAACTCTAAGAGGGTGAAACCGATCATCAGCGAGATCGCCATCGCCCAGGTGAAGTCCATGTTCGGGGGACTCGTTAAGTGAACGTGAAGGACGAGATGCGGCAGGCGATGTATGACCGCCTGCTTACGTACTTCCCAACCGAGTACGGTTCCGCCGTACCCATCGGCTTGGAGAATCACGCGTTCGTTCAGCCTAAGAACTCACCTTACATGATGGCGTGGTTTCGCTTCATGAAGGGTAAAAAGGCGTCGATTGGGACCACGCAGTCCTTCCGCCGCGTGAAAGGTTTCTTCCTTCTCGACTGTGTTGTCCCGAAGGATACAGGATCAGGCGATCTTTGGAAGATTGTGGACGCTCTAGAGAGGGTGTTCAAAGAACAGAATTTCTCGCTGGCTGGAGGAAGCAACGTGACGTTGTTCGAACCAGACTCGGCGGGCAGTGGCCGCTCTCAGGACGGCGGGTACTTTGTAACGGTGATGGTTCCGTTCCAGATAGATGCCGCGCCGGAGTGATAGATGCCCTGGGACTTCGAAGCATGGTTGGGGGAAGTAACCCGTCTTGCTTTGAGATGGCAGCGGGGGGAAGCTTGGGTACCACTATCGGTTGCCGCTTTCCCTTAGTGCAAGCGTAGACATGTGGAAGGACCTGTTCGAACACGGCTTGACGCCGTTAGAGGCATTCAAGGACGACCTCGCGGACTGGGACGAATATTACGGAGATGACAATGACTGACGCACCGTGGATGGACATCGCCCTCAAGTACAAGGGCCAGAAGGAAATCAAGGGGAGCCGCCACAACCCCGTCGTGGTGGCCTTCTTCGCTAAGTCGGGACACCCTGAGATCAAGGACGACGAGACGGCATGGTGCATGGCCTTCGTCAACGCGGTTCTGTACGAATCCGACATCACCGGCACGAACAGCCTCCTGGCCAAGTCCATGCTCAAGTGGGCGGGCGGCGAGAAGGTCACGGGGTCGCCCCAGTATGGCGACATCGTGGTGTTCCACCGTGGGTCCCCGTCGAGCTGGCAGGGTCACGTGGGATTCTTCACCAAGTGGGACGATCAGTATGTGTACGTCCTAGGAGGAAACCAAGGGGATGAGGTCAACATCACCCGGTATCCTCGCGACCGTCTGGCCGGGATCATTCGCCCCCGCCCGAACGGCCCGAAGGTCCCGACTGTGCCCAAGATGACCGACGTTCCCGAGTCCAAGCTGCCAAAGCTCGAAGAGATCGCCGTGGGCGTGGGCGGAATTACCGTGGCAGTTAAGCCATTTACGACCGGCGATTTCGTCACCGGGCTCGGCGTTATCGTCGGTGCCTTCCTCGTCGCGGGCTACATGATCTTCAAACGCGTAAGGTCTTGATTTCCGCGTTAAGGTTACTACATATGGTTAACGGTTCGGCCAACCAAAGTAATCGTTAACGATTCCCCTAGCTAGGAGGTTCTTTCATGCCCATCAACCAGTGCGGCTTGCAGGCAGCGGAATCAAACCGCGCCATCCTTCGCTACCTTGCCGAGGCGACCGATTGCTGGGGTGTGACTCCCGCTTCGGGCAGCTCTCGCGAGATGCGTATCACCTCGTCGTCTCTGGCGGCAGAGAAGGAAACCGTCGTTTCTGACGAAATCCGCGCAGATCGTATGATCTCGGACGTTATCGAAACCGCAGCTTCGTCTGGCGGTGACGTGAACGTCGAGTTCTCGGCTGGCTCTCTCGACGACTTCTTGCAGGCGTTCCTGCTCGGCGCTTGGACGCGTCCGATGACCTTCGACAAGTTCGAAGGCGCGAACGTCTCCATGAACGACAACGCAGGCACCTCAGAGGTCCTGATCTCGGGTGCTGACTACTCGGCCTACTTCACGGTCGGTCGTCGCATCAAGACCGAAGGATTCATCAACCCGGCCAACAACGACTACTGGCAGATCGCCTCGGTGTCGTTCGGAGCGGGCGTGACCACCATCGTCACCACCGGCACGACCGCTGTTGACGAGAGCGGCACGGACTACTCGAAGGTCTTCGACGCCAACGACGTTATCGTGATGAAGAGCACGGCCATCCGCGCCGGTACTGGCGGGGCTAAGACCTTCGACTCGAACGCGGGTAACGCCTTCGCAACGGCTATCGCTGCGGGACACCTCGTCGTAGGCCAGAAGATTTACGTCAACGGTCTCGGCTACGAGACGGGCACGTTCACCTTCGGCGGCCAGCCTACTGACGGCGAGACGGTCACGATCAACGACGGCGACAAGTCGGTCACCTTCGAGTTCGACAACGACTCGGCCTTTACTCGCGGCAACGTCGGTGTAACCATCGGCGCTTCTGCGAACGCCACGGCTGACAACCTCCAGGCTGCCATCATGGACCAGCTCTGGAAGGGTAAGCTTCAGGTGTCGGCATCGGTCTCTACCGGTGTCGTGACGGTTCGCAACCTGCACCCTGACCAGATCGCCAACGCCGCGTCTTCGGCTCTGACCGAGGCAACGGCGACTGCGGTGACCGCTGTGAACTTCTCTGGTGCTACGGCATCGTTCGGCGTTTTCACCATCACCGCGCTTACGAACGACGTGATCACGGTCGCTGAGACTGTCGCTACGAACGCCAACGCTGGGGCGGTGGCTGTCACCATCAAGGGTTCGCACCTTCGTAACCCTGGTGTCCTCGACGACATCACCCCGCAGTCGTTCACGATTGAGACGGGCTTCTCTGACGTTAGCCAGTACTTCATGCAGACTGGTATGCGCGTCGGCTCGTTCGGACTCAACGTGGCATCGGGTGAACTCATCGCCGGTACCATCGCCCTCATGGGTAAGGAGACCACGGCGAACAGCACTTCGGTCCTCGGCAACGCGCCTTACACCGTGCTGTCTTCGACCGCTACCCCGGTTCTGAACGCTACGACCAACGTCGGTTCGATCTACAAGAACGGTGAGCTTCTGGCCACCGCACTTCAGTCGATTGAGCTGAACGGTGAAGCTGCCCTTCGTGAGCAGCGCGCTGTTGGTTCGCGCTTCCCCGCTGGTATCGGCACGGGCCGCTTCAACCTCACGGGTACGATCACCTCGTACTTCGAGACGTTGGAAATGTACGACCACTTCCTGAACCACGACACGATCTCGCTGGCCTTCGACTTCAAGGACAACGACAAGTCGGTCTACTGGTTCACGGTTCCGGCTCTCAAGATCACGTCTGACCCGATTGCCCCTGGCGGCATCGACCAGGACGTTCTGGAAGAGATGGAGTTCGTTGCGATCCGCGACGCCGGTCTCAACACCATGTTCATGGTGGACCGCTTCTCGTCGGTTCTTCCTGCAACGAGCTAAGACGAACTATAGCGGGGGTCGGCCTCTGACGAAAGTCAAGCTCCCCCGCTCAGTCTACCTAGCGTTTCTGATCCCATGGGAGGATTTTCAAGGCTCTTATTACTGATCCCGATTCCTTGAATCTGGGCACGGAGCTGACCATCAACACAGGTACTCGCCAGTTCACCCTGGTCGAGACTGGAAACCTGTCGGCTGATGGCGTCACAGGTCAGGCACTCTACTCTAAGCTGAAGGAGTTGTGGAAGTCTCAGTCCACGCTCATCCCGCACCCGTTCCCGATGACGGCGATTACCCCAGAGCAGTTCGAATTCATCAACGACTGGGAGCCCGCCGCAGACGCCACCCGCAACCTCATCCGCACCGCTGGCTGGCGGGAAGTGGACGAGTCGTCGGTCATTAAGCGCGAGCGCGTCGGCATCATCTCGCTGGGTTCGTTCGAAGACTCAGTGAACGACTTGGCTTACTATCAGGTTGGTAACGACCCTACCGACACGTCGGCGGCTATCAACTTCACCTACAATGGTCCGTTGAACGAGGCCATCCAGACGTACGCCGAGACCATCGGACCGTCTGCTTCTCTCGTCATCTCTGGCGCTCTCGACAACAACACGATCACTCGCGGATCGGGTTCGTGGATCACGGATGGGTACAAGGTCGGCGCACACGCAACGATTCTCGACCCTGAGGACCCGGCCAACGCGGTTACTCGTCAGGTTATCGCCGTATCTGCCACGGTTCTCACTCTGGCCGGAGCTGCGCTCACGTCGAACGCGGCAGACGCTACGGCCAGCGCGTCGTTTGGGGGCGTGTACGCAGGTGCCCCCAGCACAGCGGAACGTCGGGTACGCTGCGGCGGGTGCCCCGGTGCTGGTCCACGCTCATCTCCTGAACACGTGTCGGATGGGATCGAAGGGGGCCTTGACAAAAGGCCCCCTTTACCTTACATTAACGTTAACAATTAACCCTACTACCACACACCCAACGTACACGGAGAAAGACATGACCTCGATCTACGACCTCTATGCAACCAACGAGACCGCAGCCGAAGAAGGCAAGTGGTTCGAGTTTTCCCCTGAAATCAGCGTCAAGATTCGCCGCTTCAAGTCCAAGAAGTCCCGCAAAGTCCGCGAGGCGCTTGAGGCCCCGTACAAGCGCGTCAACAAGTTCGGCGCGACCCTGCCCGACGACGTTCAGGAAGACATCGCCGCCGAGCACATCGCCGAAGGCATCGTCGTTGACTGGAAGGGCCTGAAGGATCGCGACGGCAATGATCTGGCCTATTCCAAGGCGGCTGCGCTGAAGCTGTTCCGCGACCTGCCCGAGTTCCGCGACGCTATCGCCGAGATCAGCCTGTCGCTCGACAACTATCGTGACGATGAGAAGGAGGAGGTCCTGGGAAACTAACCGAGGTCCTTCATTACCACCTCAAGCATCCTCAGAAGAAGCATCGCGAATGGCTGGCGAAGCTGAAAGAGGAAGGCATCAAGAAGCGGGACGAGCAGGAAGATAAAGACGTTCCGAAAGTGTTACCGGAGGGGGCGTGGCTGTGGCGCTGTTTTGTTGTTCTAAGCTCTCACAGGGCGATGAGCGACAACGGGCCACAGCCAATCGCGCTGTCTGACATCTACGCGCTATCCCGTATTGAAGGACTGGATGAAGCTGACTCGCGATACCTTCTCGACGTGGTTCACGAGCTGGACAACACCTACCTAACGTCACGCTACGAGAAGATAGAGAAGGAAAAAGCTCAGGCGCAGAAGAAGCAGAAACAGAGCGCTGGTCGGGGAAGGGGGCGACGCTAAGTGGCTGATCAACTGAAGATTGAGATTGACGTACAAGCAGCGAAAGCCTCCCTTGAGAGCCTTTCGAAGAGCTTTACTGCGTTTCAGTCTAATGCCACCACGCAGGTCGCTGGCGTCAGCAAGGTAATCTCTCGTCTTAACGAGCAGATGCGCAGCATCCAAGCCATCAACCCGGCTGCTCTCACTTCTCTTCAAACCTTCAACCAAGCTGTAGCGAACATGCAGGCTGGTGGTCTCGGTGCTGTCACCGAGGCCATCAACCGCTTGAACACGACGGCTGGCTCGGTCAACACCCTCGCCAACTCTGTTATGACCTTGGCGGGTAACCTTCAGAATGTTCGTGCCCCCACGGGAACAGAGCAGATCGCCTCACAGTTCCAGCGTGCAGGATCGGCTTCTCGTGAGCTGAATCAGCAGGTGGCCGCGCTGTCTAAGCGCCTCAACCAGACCAACAACGACATCCGCTCTATCGGTCGAGAGGTCGGTAACACTGCCGGTTACATGCTCAACATGGGTGTGACGGCGGGTAACCTTGCACGTGCTCTATCTGACCTATCGCAGCGCGGAACCTCGCTTTCTCAAATCTTCACCGGGCTTCAGGCCAACTTCGGGCAGTTCGGTGCTATCGCTACCGTCGTCGGCGGCGCAGCGATTGCGTTCAGCGGCCTGTACTCGGCAGCGTCCAGCGTCATTCAGCCGATCATCCAGGTCGGTATGCAGTTCCAGCAGTTCCAGGTCGCCATTGACGCCATCGATAAGAAGGGCGCAGGCGCTACGACCCTCAACGCCTTGAAGGACGTTGCGAAGCGGACGGCTACCGACATTGGCTCCCTCACGCAAAACTTCGTGGGCTTCCGCGCTGCGTCTGAAGCCGCTGGTCTGTCTAGCAAGGAGACCATCAAAATCTTCGAAGGCATCTCTGTTGGTCTTCGCGGTATGGGCCGCGACACCCAGAGCACGGGCAGAGCGTTCACCGCTTTGACGCAGATGATGTCTAAGGGCACGGTTATGTCCGAAGAACTCAAGCAACAGTTGGGTGACTCGTTGCCGGGTGCGATGCAGTTCGCTGCCAAGTCTATCGGCGTGACCACCGCTGAGCTTCAGAAGATGCTGGAGCAGGGGCAGGTCCTCGCCAAAGACTTCCTACCGGCTTTGTCGCAGTTCTTGCAGACGCAGTTCGGCGACGCGGTGGCAGCGCAGGCGCGCAACGCCGCTGGCCAGATCGCGCTTCTGTCTAACAACGTCCAGTACCTCCTCAACGCCTTCGCCCAGGGCGGCGGCGGTGGCGTACTCAGCGGATTCGCGCAGGGGTTGGCGGCCATCAACACGGCGTTGGATAACAACGTCATCCGCGCAGTAGCCTCGGTTATCGGCGACCTCATCGGCGTCATGGAAGCCGCTATCGGCGGTGTTATCGGCGGGTTCATCCAGGGCTTCACCGGAATTGGTCAGGTAATCCTCGGACTCTTGGGGTACATCCCAGGACTGTCTGACGCCATCGGCAAGCTGGCCGAGTGGTTCCGGCAGAGCCAAGTTGTCATGACGGCGGTGTCTCTAGCGGCGCAGGCGCTTGGGGCCGCCCTAGGTGCGCTCGCCCTGAAGTATGCGTTCGTTCAGGCGAAGGCGCTCGTCGCCGCAGTGGCCGAAGGTGGGCTGACGACCGCACTGGCGGCGAGAATCCCGGTCCTCGGGGCGGTCACGGCAGCTACAGGAGCCAACGCAGCCGTACAGACGACGGCTGCGGGTGCAACGGGTATCTTCGCCGTAGCCATGAACGCCGCAGCGGGCGCAGTCGCGCGCCTCAACCTAGCATTGCGTGCTAACCCGTTCATCGCAATCGGCACCGCTATCGGCGTGGTTGGCTACGCGATCTACGAGCTTGTCGGCGGCGTCGATGGTATCTCCGCTGCGTGGAACAAGATGACGGGAGCCGCTGGCAGCGCTGCTAAGGAAACCGACACTGTTACCGTCGCGCTGGAGAAGTATCTCGGCGTGACGAAGGAATCGGCTGCGAAAATTCAAGAGCAGGCCGACGCGATGTTCACCTTCCAGGGTGCGCAGGCGGCTGCCAAGGCTACGACTGACGAGCTGAAGATTCAGATGCAGGCTCTTAACGAGCAGCAGAAGAAGGACAAGCTGGCTCTGGACGAAGCGAAGATCGCCCGTGACGAGCAGGTGAAAGCCCTACAGCGTGAGAAGCAGGCTCGCGAGCAGAGCTTGAAGTCGTTCCAGGACGAGATGAAGTCGTATGACGCTTCCGCGCGTTCTCGTAAGGAAGCTGGCAACGCAATGCGCGACACTGCGGCTTTGCAGGGCATTCTGAAAGACAAGGTAACGGAGACGGCTAACGCCATCACTGCGGCTAACGCTGCTTACCAGCAGGCAGAGAATACGACGAAGCTGTATGCCCTGGCGCTCAAGGAGAGTGAGCAGAGCATCCAGTCGCAGATGAACTCTATCAAGATGTGGGGAGTTGTTCTCAGCGACTCATCACAGAAGGCCGCAGAGCAGATCGTCTCCTTCGGCAAGACGAAGGAAGAGGCTGCGAAGGTGGCCTTCGCCATCGACCAAGTTACGAAGTCCAACCAGCAGCTCGCTGCTGAGCAGTTGAAGCAGGCGGACCAGCAGCGCATGTATGGGGACTTCCTCAAGCAGCAGGTTGAGCTGGGCAAGCAGAACGTAGACTCGCAGATCGCCCAGGCGATGGCTGCGGGACGCTCACGCGAAGAAGCGGAGAAGCTGGCCGCTGTGCAGATAGGCGCGCTGGGTACGATGAAGACGACGCTGGGCAAGACGGTAGAGTATGAAGCTGCTCTCCGCACGCTGGCTGTTGCTCGTATGCAGAACGTCTCTATCGAAGAGGCAGCGGGTAAGGTTGCGCAGGAGATGGCCAACCACTACGGCGTGCAGCTTGACAAGACGAAGCTTATGGCGGGGGCTACGGAGCAGCTCACCAAGGAAGTCAGCAAGAACAGCGATTCCCTTGGCAAGGCGGATGAGGCGTCGAAGAACCTCGGGGAGACCTCTAAGACTACCGCCGAGAAGATCAAGGAAGCCAGCGACGCATCGAGCGCGGCGAAGGACAACATCGCTAAAGTAGGCGATGCCATGTCCAAGACCTCTGGTGTCTTCGATGCCGTCAAGACCTCGCTTTCGTCCATCGCAGGATCGTTCGGATCATCTGGCGAGGGTGCGGACAGGCTCGCGCTCGCGCTTCCTCCGATGGAAGCGGGCTTGACGCAAGTCAACGCTGCACTGGCACCGCTTAACGAGAGCATGGCTCCTTTCGTCGAGTCCATGAACAAGCTGTCTATCGACGCAACAACGCTGGGTGCCCAGATCGCGCCCATCGCGCAGTCGTTTACGGCCATCTCGCAGGCTATCGTTGTTGCTGCGCCTCCGATGCAGACGTTCTCTGCCGCCCTGGCGACGATCCCCCAGAGCGCCCCTGGAATCGACACTGCGCGCGTAGCGCTGGAGTCGATGGTGACGATGCTGACGAGCGCTGCGCCGGTTATCGCTCAGGCGACAGAGCTGATGAACAACCTCGGCGCTACCGGCGAGACGGTCAAGATCGGGTTCAAGACGGCCCAGGACGCCAGTGATTCCCTTATCGGGAAGCTCAGCGAGCTGATGAGCAAGCTGGACGACGTGATCAGCAAGATGAACGACCTCAAGGCGGCAGCCGAGGCCGCCCTGGCGGCTGCACAGGCGGCTTCGTCAGCATCGAGCAGCAGCAGCTCGGGCCAGCGTGAGGGTGGCTATTCGGAAGAGAACCTGTACAAGTCGGCGTCGATCATCGGATCGAAGATGCTCAAGAACGCCCCGGCCTACGCTGAGGGTACCGCCAACACGTCGCGCCAGCTCAGCAAGCTGCCGGGTGGCGGCATCCCGTCGATCCTCCACCCCAACGAGGCGGTCATCCCGCTCTCGAAAGGACGGAAGGTTCCCGTCGATCTGAAGCTTGACCCCATCGTCATCAGCTCCAGCTCTGACATGGACACGAAGCCGTTTGAGCAGATCGCTCAAGGACTTAACAAGCTTAACGTCACCTTCACCAGAGGGTTTGATGTCGTGTCATCCAGCAGCAGTCAGGTGACCACCGACTTGACATCGAGAAACTTTACGGTTAACGTTAACGGCGATCAGACCCAGAGCGTCCCGCAGGCGTTTACGGGACCAGTTAATGGCTTTGTAGGCTCGTTCGGAAACCCGGCTGACCTTTCGATGAACGGTGTCGGAAGCGGGGGCTCGCGGAGCAACAGCAATACGCAGAACAGTTCAACCAGCGGTGGGGACACCAGTGGCCCGACCAACGTCACCTTCAATATCGACATCAACCTAGGAAACGTACAAGACGTGGACGGCTTCAAGCGGTCGGAAGACCAGATTATTAGAAGTCTTGGTGAAAAACTTAGACGAGCCCAACGTCGCGTACAATAACGCCACGAGATTACGATGAGCGGCGCTAACACACTAAGGCGCGTTATCTGCGAAGATACGATGTGCGCTCCGGGAATGGAAGTGTGCACCAAGTGTCACGTGAAAAAACCGCTATCAGACTTCCACAAATGCGTCTCTCACAAGAGTGGCGTTGCGAGTAAGTGTAAGACTTGCACCAGTGAAGCTAGGAAGAAGGATAGTCCGCGAGCGGTGCGCCGTCGTCAAATTCAAGAACTACAGCAAACTGCACCTGTAGGATACAAAGTATGCTCTGAGTGCTTTGTGCCAAAACCACTACGAGACTTCTCACCTAACACAGCCACGATCAGTGGCGTCGCGTCACATTGTAAACAGTGTGTTAACGTAGCCGCCAGAAAAAGCCGCACCGACCTCATGCACGCGGCTATCAAGTACCTCGAAACGACAAGTGATACAGACCACCAGCAACGGCTGTTTGATCGCCTTAGCGTCGGGGTTGGGGTACAATAATGCCACAGTTTGTCTGCGCAGAGCGGAAGGCTGGTCCGAATTGCAGCGACAAGCGGCTAGAGACCACCGACCCTGAGAAGAAGGACTGCATAAAGCGGGCGCTGTTCCAGTGCACCGCTGATGTGTGGGACTGTCGCGCGAACATCCTGACGGATATGCCGACCTACGTAGGCTTCCGCCACCCGCTCGCTGGCAGTGGCTCTGGCCAGGGGTTGATAGAGCCGCTGGACGATCTTCAGTGCTACACGGATAGCTGCCTTGAGCAGCTTCTTGAGTGCTTCTGCACGGGCCTGTCGGCTCTGGTGTGTACAATCTGCGACGATTCCAACGGCTTCAACCCATTCCCAGATGACGAAGAAGGAGACGTTCGGTACGAGGACGGTGGCGTCCTCGATTATGTCCCTATCACCTTCTCTGACACGAACGCCGTCATCCCTATCGCGTTCGGTACCGTCCTGTTGGGCGGGAACATCATCTGGATCGACGAGCCAGACTACGATGCCGAGGACAGACCCACGGTAGACTTCGCCGTGGGTGTTTGCGAGGGGGTCCTGTCTCAAGTTCTGCGCGTTTGGGTGGGTGACCAGCTCGTCGTGGACAGAACGTCTTCCGGTATGTACATCTCGCCTCTGGCCGCTGACTATGGTTTCAAGGTCACGGTACTGGCGGGCAGCGAGGCCCAGCGCGTCTACGCCCCGATGGTTGGCACCTTCGGGAAAACCCCCGGTTATCGCGGCCTTGCGGTGGTCTACTTCGAGAACTACCCGATCTCTGCTGTCAACGGACGTATGCCCGACGTGCGGATGGAGGTCGCCACGGTCACTGATGGCGGTAACATCGCGTGGACCAACACGGCAATAAACACTGCACCCGGCGCTCTGAAGTACAACGGGGCGTCCCGCCGCGCGGTTACATCGGACGGTTCGTCGATCTCGATTCGAGAAGACAGTGCGTCGTCTGCTATCTGGACTAACGCTTCGGCGGTGAATACGTCAGCCGTAGACTACTCTGACAGCGAGGACATCGGGTACCAGCTAACGGATAATACCGCTGTCTTCCGCTATTCGGAGTGCCGTGACGCTGTGTCTTCGGTTGCTCTTGGGTACGCGGCAGACAAGCTTTCCGTCGTCAGGGTCCCTGGGGAGTTCTTCGATCACCCAGTTATCGCTACGCTGGACGCGAATGTCGTTCGTGGATACATGGCGGATAACAACTCCCCCACGATGTCGCTGTTCACGACGAACACGAACAGCGAGCTTGCGTCGTACACTTTCATGAGCGCCATGAAGGTTCTCGATGATTCGTCCGTGTCACCGATAAACATGATTGCCGCTATCGGGCAAGCCGCTGACGGGAAGATACACTTCGACCGCTACACTCTACAGAACCCACCGTCAGTTGAGTTCGTGGATGATGGTACGTGGGAAACTATCGCCGTAGCGCCTTCTATCTGGGGTCTAACTGCTACGGCGTCCCTGCTCAACGTCGTTCACCTACGTCACTATTCAAAGGTGATCCTGTTCATCGATAACGCTGGACACAAAGTCGCCGTTATCATCGATCCGTCAGCGCCAGCGGCCACCGAGTGGATAGCAGAGCTTGTTGATTCACCTACTGGTGAACTCATCCCGGTGGAATATGGTGACAAGTACGTATTCCTGGCTGGCAGCCGCCTGTACGAAATTGATCTGATCGACGGCTCTACCGAGTTCGTGTACGACATCACGACCGAGGGGGCACCGTCGTACGGCGGGGCACAGCACTACGACACGCAGATTGATGTTCTTACCTATGTCACCAGTACCGGCACGCTGGGCAAGGTTCGTCCTGGGCGGTACATCGGGCTGGCGGTTACTCTTGAAGAAGTCGCGAGGGCTATCCTTGTCCGCGCCGGGTTGGATGAGACTCAGTTCGACCTGTCGTCGTTGAGCGGAATAACTACTGACGGGTTCGCTATCACCGAGCAAGCCAGCGCGGCTTCGGCCATCGAAAGTCTGTCAGAGTTTTATCACCTGGGGTTGGTGGAAGCTTCTCGTGGAGTGCGTATCGCCCCTCTTGGTTCGGCTTCGTCGTCAACGATCAACACCACTGACTACTCTGTGTCGTACGTTCGGAGACGTTTTACGGAACGTATAGATCAGGTGAACTTCGTCCGTGTGGTATTCTTCGA